ATTTAGACCACTATTATTTAATCTAGCCATTTCCCAGTTTTCAAGCTCTTTTGCAAAGTTGGAATTAGGTATATAGTTTCTCCCCCCTATACTAGTTGGAATACTATTTCTAACATTGCTAATTTCTCGACTAAAACTATTCGCTGTTTCTTGCACCTTGTTTTCAACAACAGAGGTTGTCGCATAACCTTTCTCGTTGACCCAACTTTCAATGCTACGTCTTGCAGCAGTCAATTGATTAGCTGTGTTATTTTGTGCCCAAATTTGCATATTAGCAACTCTTGCACCATCTTGATTTTTGTAATTTTCTAAGGCGGTTAATTGGTTGGTAATACCTCTAGCATTTTCATTGAACTTATTAGAAAATTCTGTGTTTTTAACAAAAGCATTATTGTCCTCTGGGGCTGGTGTCCAGTCAGTTGCAACATTACCTTTTTCAAGTTTAGGTAATCGGATATATATTTTATCTCCATTATTGAAATTAGTTGTAGGGTGGTAAAATACAAATGCATAATAATTGGTAAACTTATTGATAAATGTATGAGATATTCGTTGCCATTGGGTTGAAATATCCACACGTCTCAGTCCATTGGTTTCAAAACCAACAGTATTAAGTGTCATATCCCTACTAGCTTTAACATCAATAGACCATGTTAAAACCTCATTTTGGAATTGAGTTTTAACTAAATCTGTAAGGGCAAACCAAAACCCTGTGTTATCACTACCACCTTTTTTTGTCAAAATGATGGTATCTCCATCAACCATTTCATCCCATTTATTACTACCCCAATGTGGTTTACTTTGCAATTTCTCACTATCAACAATATAGTTTCTACCACCCACACTAGTTGGAATGCTTTCTCTAATATTTCTGATTTCTCTTGAAATACTGTTAGCTGTTTCTTGCACTTTATTTTCAACTACAGATGTAGTTGCATAACCTTTGCCATCTACCCAACGTTCAATTCCTTGCCTTGTTGAATTTAATTGACTTGCTGTATTTTCTTGTGTCCATTGTTTTAATAAACTTATTCTTGTTCCATCTTGATTTTTATACGTTTCAAGTACCTCTAGTTTCCTATTAATACCTTGTGCGTTTTCATTGAACTTACTACTAAATTCTGTGTTTTTAACATAACCTTTAGCATCAACTATTCTATTGATTTCAGTTCGCTCTCTACTTAATTGATTAGCTGTATCACGTTGAACCCATTGCTTCAAGCTTTCAGTTCTACTGCCATCTTGATTTTTGTATTCTTCAAGTGAACTAACTTTACTTGTTAAGCCATCTACACCTTTTTTGAATTCAGCTTTAATAGCACTCAAACTATCTTCATTTTTCTTCTTAACAGCAGTAAATTCTCTTGTTATGCTAGTTTCAAGTTCAGTAACCTTGCTTGTAGCACCGTTAACAAGTCCTCTAAGCTCTACAACTGTTTCATTATTTGAAATATCCTGCATGTTGTTAACTCGATCAGATAATGCTTGAATTTGTTTTGTTGCTTCTCTACAGTGGTTGATATTTGTTCTCTAAACTGATTGATTTTTTCGTCAAATGCTTCACTCATTTTTCGAATTTTTTCTTCACTAGATAATAAGGCTTTTTCATATCCACCTTTTACCTTATCTTCAATAACTTTAGATTTCTCTTTAAAGAACCTATCGAAAGCTGCTTCCTGTTCGGCAACCAAAGCATTTATTCTAGCTAATACTGAATCGTTTTGAACCTGTAGTGATTCTAATTTAGCTGAAGTACTATCTGTGAAGCTACTTCTACTATCTCCTACTTCTATCTCGTGATTTTCTTCAAGGATAACATCCCAAATTACCTTAACTACTTTCGCATTTTCATTTAATATTCCCAACTCATTGTAATAAACTTTTAATCTGTCGCATAAATCTATCTGTTCAAGTGCTGGGTTATCAAATACCCCCTCAACTTTCGATAAGTCCTGGTAGTTGATCTTTAAGTTAGTTTTTGGTACACCTACATTATTACTTTTAATGTAACTTTTCGCCTTACTTCTTAACTGCTCTACTGTTTTTAAGTTTTCATCACTTGAAAAATCAACTTTTAAAATTCTTCTGTGTGTGAATTTATTTAAGTGTGTGCTATCAAGCAGTATTTCTGGCAATGTTATTAATTGCTCCCTGTTGTTATCATCAGTATATTTTTTAAAGGGAAAAACTGAAGTGTAAGTTTCAAGTATTGATTGTTCTTGTTCTAAGTCTAACAAGTTTTTACCATAAGCAATGATGGTTGGGTTATCAATTCCCATGCTTCTGTGAAGTGTAATATTTAAGTTATCGAACTCATATTCACCACCCCAAACATCAAGAATTGAACCTGCTTTACCTCCTAATGCGTCACGGGCGTTCTCAATGTTTTCAACTTTCCATGTTGTTGAATTTAACGTGCTTATATCTGATTGCACGAAGAACTCCTCACGACTATCTAACAAGTTATCACGCCACGCCCTTAATGCACCAATTGCACTAACGCTAGTAACTGTTATATCTGGTCTGATAGCGTTCATAGTAGTTTTAACTTGTGAAATATGTTGGCAGTAAATTTTAAATTCATTTTGTGTTTTTGTGATCTTTGAAATTACAAAACGTTGATTTTTCGTTCTGTAACCTGCGTCTGATTTTATATACATTCCCTCTTTGATTTTATCAACATCTTTTCCGTTGACTGGATAATCAAATTCAAGAATGTATATCCCATTTTTTTCTCTTGAAACGTAACATTTAGAAGCGTCAGATAAAACTGACACCCCCAAATGTTCAAAATTAGTTTCATTTGCTTTATACAGTATAGGATAAGCCATTAAACTAGCGCCTCCCATCTTGGGGTTATTTCAACAACAAATGAGTTGTTGTCCCATGAGATTCTGTTATCTCCTATTTCAAGGTGTGGAAATGGATAAGTGAACACTTTATCGTACTGCGGTTCTTTGTTATCCCAATGAGCGGACTGCGTTTCACAGTCAATAACAATGTGTCCACTAACTCCTTTCAACCTAAATATTTGAGAATTAATATTCAAATTAATATCTCCTGTTCCCCTTAATTTAATAAGCGGATTGGCTTTTCTTCGCTCTGGATTTCTTAATATTTGTCCATTAGAAACTGTTATTTTATAAAGTCCTGTTTTTAGATATTTAATAGGGTGTAGTTTAAAATTTAAGATACATTTTTTCTTGCTTGTTAATGTTCCCTCGATTTTAAACGTTTCATAAAAATACGCCTTATAGAGATACTCACTATCCCAACTTAATCCAAAATCATACCATTTTGGCTTAATGTTGATTAGATAATCATTTAATTTATTGATTATGTTTTGGACGTTAGCTTTTTCATCGTAGATTTTAAACGGGAAAGTACGTTCAACTACTTTCAACCGTTTATTATCTTTGATTTTCGCACCGTTTACACCATCTATTTCAACTAAATCTACAGTTTGAGAAGAAGATTCCAGTTCTATTTCATCTACTAATCTTAATCCTAATTCTTTTGTATTTAGTTGATTGTAAAGGATATATTTAGTTATCATAATCTGTCTTTCTCCTCCTTAATTAAGAATTTTATTTGTTCGTATAGTTTACGAACATCTTCTTCAGAATTTGTACTTAAATTCTCTATGTGTAGCAACGCTCCAAAGTTGCTTGTTTTGTTGTTAGTAACGTTGTTACTACTCCCACCTGCTGTTGCAAATGATGGAACACCTTTAAAGCTTAGCATGTTCTCAGGTGCAAAAGTTGGATTAAACGAATTAAGTTTACGTTGATATAAACTGAAAGCTTTATCAAGTACGCCCATATTATTTACCATACCTTTACCTAATCCACCTGTAATATGCCCCCCAGTCTTGGCTGTAAGCCTTGATGGTGAGTGGATTTGAGCCTTAGCTCTTAACGCTCTATCAACTTCGCTAACAATAGCGTTTGCTGCTGCAATCACCGCTCCTAATGCTGAATACATACCGCGAGCAACTCCGTTACTTACTTGTGCTCCTACGTTATAAGCGACTGGTACAATGCTTTGACCTACGCTTTGAACAGTATTCTTGATACTTTCCATCGATGAACGGACGTTGCCTTCGTTACTTCTTAAGCCATCAGCAATATTTCTTCCTGCTTCTTCACCTGCTCTACGTCCTTCTTGTGCCATTTGTGAGGCTGTTTGTTGAAGAGTAGATACAAACTGTTGGCATGTACTTTGAATTGACCCTAAAGCACTATTCATAGCTGAAGAAATGGCACTAGCTAATCCGTTCATTGCTCCACTAATGCTTGCAACCATAACAGATACTGTCACCCCAACTGATGAAATCGAAGTACCTATCTGATTAATCTGACCTGCTACGCTAGTTGCTGTACTTCCTACTTGTGATAATGCACTAGTTAAACCATTAATTACACCAGTTAGCGCTCCAATCGAAGCTGAAGTTGTACCAAAACTTACTGCTAATGTTGCTAAAACAACGCCAAATGCACTAATCGATACAGTAACAGAACTTACTGCTGTCCCAATGCTTGTTATTTGACTATTGAAAGCACTAATTGAACCGCTGGCAGTCATAAGTCCAGCTAGTGAAGTAGTAATGTTAGTACTGAATAATTGAACGGCTGTTGAAGTTGTTATCAAGATAGGTGGTAAAGCATTTAGTGAAGTAGTTAAGCTTGTTATTAACGTTGGTAAGGCAGTAAATGCTCCTTGAACAGAAGTTGCCGCTTGACCTAACATTGATAATCCGCTAGCCATAGTTTGCATACCTGCTCCAGCCGTTATCATTTCTCCAGCATGAGCAGTAATTGCACCTACTCCAGTTGCTGTTGCTGTTAATGTAGCAACTAAATCTCCTAAGCTTAAATCAACAAGTGTCTTTACACCTTCAGCAAATAATCTGAATCCGTTACCTGCTTTTTCTGCTGATTCACCTATACTTTGAATGACATTTGCTACTCCATCAAGTACAGTTCTTATTGAATTACCAATTGAATCAATAACTTCTTTAATTCCATCACACACAGTTTTAACTGCGTTACCGAATTTCTCAAAGGCTGTTCCAACACCCTCTAAAACTGATTTTATTGAATTACCTACTGATTCAATTACGGAACCTACACCTTCAAGAGTTGACTTAATAGCATTACCAACTGAATCAATAATACTTGCAACACCTTGTAAGGCTGATTGAATAGCAGTTCCAACTGAAGTAATTACAGTACCAACTCCCTCAAGAGCCAGTCTTACTCCGTTTCCAAAACCAGTAAATGCTGAACCTAATCCCTCAAGCACCGACTTAATGGCAGTACCTACAGATTGAATTACTGTTCCTATTCCCTCGAATACTGACTTAATAGCAAGTCCAACCGATTGAATAACACTACCTAATGAAACTAAAACGGCTGATAAGCCAGTACCTAATGCAAGAATAACTTGTGACAAGGCGCTTCCTAAGGCTTGGAAGACCTTAGCAACTCCATCTCCTTGAGTTCCTAAAAGTGCAAGTCCTGCGCATACTAAAAGAATAGCTCCAACCAATGCA